TCACCTGGTTGCTGAACAGGAACTTGGTTTTGTCCCGGTTGCTGTGCAGGAGTAGGCGGATTAGGTATCTGATTATCACCTGGTTGCTGAACAGGAACTTGGTTTTGTCCCGGTTGCTGTGCAGGAGTAGGCGGATTAGGTATCTGATTATCACCTGGTTGCTGAACAGGAACTTGGTTTTGTCCCGGTTGCTGTACCGGTACTTGGTTCTGCCCAGGTTGTTGTACAGGTGTCTGGAACGATGTCTGGTAAGTTGTCTGAATACTTGTTTGATTTGTTGTAATAGACTGGTATACGTCTCTCAATGTACCACTATCATTGACAAGTATTTTGTTTACACGTCGAAGAGTGCCTTTGTCATTGACAACATGAACTTTAACGTCTCTCAACGTACCACTGTCATTCTTTTTGATAGCCATTATTTAATCCCAACCCCACCCATATCTAATTGTTAAAGGAGCACTACTGAACGAATCGTCCGATATTGTCCAATCTTCCACCTTTACAAATCCTTTATCTGAATTCATGTAAAAATCCAAAAGCTCTTTGGTATGAATTCTAACATATTGTTTAGATAAACCTACAAGCCCCGAAGCACTTTTTGTTGGATCGTTTGTTATGTCTTCCCAATATGTATATAGCCATGTCTTCAATCCATTGTCACCATTTCTCAGAACCGTTGTACCTATATGGAGACAATCGTTGTCGACTTCTTTAAAACCAATGTAGTATCCCATGATTTGATTGCTGTTTTCAGTGTCTTTGAACACAAAACAAACTCTCTCAGACGTTGCCCGTTCTGGATCGACAGCATTTGTGATTATATTTCTCATCATGTCCTTGAGATAATTGTCAAGATCTACATCATCTCTTGTTATTCCTTTTCTTGTACAATATGCATCAAGCTGAGGGCCCCATGGCCAGGAAGCCTTAAACGAATCAAAATTGTCGACAATGCATGCTTCTAACGCATCGGTATCAACGCTTGTTGCAATCTCGCTAATATATCTCATTTATGAAGCCTTAATAGATATACCAAATATGACCATTAGATGTTGCTCCAGTATTAGTTGGAACAACGTTTGTGATAGTTTCACTGTCTTGCTTGTAATTGAGCAAACCACCTTTTGTTAACAAATCCGATGAGTTGGCTGAAGCAGTGTTTGATGTAGTGTTGGCGTATGCAGATACAGCTCCTACAACGGATCCATTTATTGTCAATGTGCTGGTTGAAGGATTGAAAGTAATGCCCGTGCCTACTTCAAACTGATCAATACCAGAACCTGATGTGTTTGACACTAAAAATAGTTTATACTCAGCATTAGTACTTGTAGTGCTCCAATCAAGACCTGCTGAAAGACCGGTCAACCCTGATCCATCACCGACAAAGGTATTAGCAACAACCTTTGCAGCATTGACTACACTGTTGAACGTATTATTTGCACCAGTGAAGATATTGTTAGACGCCAAACCAGCAGCTTGTGTGTTGATCTGATTAGTTCTAATGCGCCACGTATTAAACGTATCAGACAATGCTACGTTTGCTAGTGGAGTTCCGGAATCATACAATGCCATTTTTTGTAATCCTGATTAGTTGTTTCTAATTTACTATTTCTATTTATCTAAAATTTTAACAAGCATTTCCTTAATACTATTCATTTCGTCCTTTATTGCGTTTACATCGTTCGTAAGGGACGATATGGTAGACTGCTGTTCGTTAAGATGTTTTCGACGCTTTTTGTAAGCTTCGAGACCACTGTGGTCAGTATTTAATATACCGCCAGAACCAGCATCACGGATGTATGTTTTATTCTCGTACATATTATGCCTGCAACGCTATGGCCATCATTTCTGTAACTTTTGGTACAACGCCTGATGTTGTTGAAGTTAACACGATCTTTATTGCAAGATACTTATATCCTGTATATGTAACTCCCTGGGAATTTGTATACTGTATTTCATTCGAGCTACCTGAAAGATTGGCACTAGGTACTTCATAATTTAATGTCTTAAAATCATACTCGTTTTTCTCTGAAGAATAAACAGAAGCAACGGTTGTTTGTTCCATGAGAGTCCAAGCACGATCAGCAAACTCGTCACTATCATCTTTATTAAGAATTTTGTAATAAACTCTTATTTCTGTTCCGATTGGTTTGTATGCAGACAATTTGACTCTTAAATCTTCAGCATCTTGACCATCTTCAAGGGTCATAGTTCTCGTGATGTATCTAGCTAAAGCATTACCACCACTTGCATTATTTTCATTCGTTACATCGTTATTAATTCTATTATTGATCATCGTTAAATTGGTTTTTTCAATGTCAATAACCGGAGCAATCGATGGATTTGATGTCGACAAAGTAAACTTAACTTCACCAGACTTTGTGTTGCCTATATTGCTTTCAAGAGTTTTACTCAACAAGTACTTTGGAGTCTTATAACTGATGTTTGAATTCATATCCAAAGATCTGAATTGAGTGTCACGTGAAAATTCATTTATGTTGAATCTGCCTGAAGACGACATCGAAGATTGTTCGAACTTAAGTATAGCTGTATTGAGTCTTGCTACATCAATTTCTATATTTTCTAGTTTAGTTATAGATGTTGTCTTGCCAGAAGTTTGTCCTTTGAGCTGCTCTCCATTCGCAAACGATCCGGAAACGTTATCAATATGCAGTCTAGTATTAGCATAATTAATATTGTCAAAGTAAGCAACGTTACCAGACGCATAAGTTGATGTGTGAATTGTTGTATGTGGCTCTTGTTTTACACCATTAATTACAACGTTGACTCTTTCACCAGCAGTGAACTTACTGCCTGTTGAGACATCTTTGACTACAATGGTATTTGACGACTGTGACACTACAAGACCGTTAGCTCCGGAAGTGTTACCAACCAACACATAGTCCGTATTGACAGACATTCCGGTGTTTATTGTTGTTATCGTTGTCTGTCCGTGTATAGCCTCGCCAATCACATCAAACGTATTTGATCCTGTTATTTGCATGAAATCAATGCTTGGATTTTTGAATACAGCTGTCCCAGTTTGATTAATTGCAAAGTTGGCCACATACAGATTAAATTTCAAATCTTCATCTTGTACAGGCTGCCATACTTTATCATTAGACGAAGCGAATAAAATACCTACGTAAGGCTGCTTGTTTATTCTATCACCGGTGATCAAATCTGTACCACCTAACCTAGAAACAAAAAGGGATACGTTGGGATTTGATGCGCCTGGTCTAATACAAATAGCATAATCCTTGTTACTAGTCAAAAAGACCGGTGTAGTGAAGTATACTGGTGTCGGAGCCGAGCTATCTGTGCTAGTGTTTATATCATCAGCTTCCAGAGTCACCGCTGAGAAGGGAATGATTCTGTTAGTTACCAATGATGTGGTCCCATCAACTTCTCTAATCTCAACAAATACTGGACGCGATGTATCCTTTGTCGCAAAGAACAAATCAATCTTAGTTAGATATACTCCAGTGGTTGATGTAACTTGATCAAATCCACCAACTGTAAACGTCTGAGCAATTGGATCATCACCACAATTACTAAACTGCCAGTCACCGAATCCTTCATCAACCCATTCCCAATATTTTTCTTCTTCAGCATCCGTTGCTTCTCTCGGCTCATCGATTGTCCACTCGTTCCTATAATTTTGATAGTCCGGATTACCTGTCAAATCATGTACTTTAACGTAGTTATCTTGATCAACAAGATTTGTTTGAAGACCTACAGTATGCACCACACCTCGCACTTCATTTGTTGTACTGCTTGTAATTGTTTGATAATCATAAACAGTTTCTTGAACTACTTGGTAATGTCTAGTTGACACAATTGTGTCTTGTACTGTTTGTGTTGTGCCTCTAGCTGCGTATGTAGCTTCACCCGATGTCGTAACAAGACCAGCGCCCTGAGCGTTTGTCGGATTGTCACTGAAGCGCAATCTCTTTGTACCAGTTCTAAATCTTATAGAATTATCGTTAGGTATTCTAAACCTACAGTACAAATCACCATTGGCATCGGAAACAATGTTGTCTCCCTCGCTACCAGTTGCAACCCAACTAGAATTGGTGGGAGTTATGTAACTACTAACATCTACACCATCAAAAAATGCATATAAACGAGCGTTTGGCCTAAAGCCTCTACCTTCAACCTGTATTACACGAGATCGCATAAAAGGTATTATACTTGTATTAATTACTTTAGGACCTAGTCTTTCTGTCGTAGTAGTTGGTACGAGGCTTGTTCTAATCCCTGATCTTGTTTGCCTTTGGAACGTATTAGTTACAGATTGGCCAACCTCTTGAACATTAACAATTCTACCAATAGGTGCATCAGGACCACCTACAGGTGTATTGCTCAATATCTGAGGTCTGAAGTCTGTAGGATCTGATGTTTCACTCCACGATGCACCCGCGCCAGTGTTATCGGTCCAGTTGCCCCAATCAGTAGTCCATGATGCCGCACCACCAGCAATATTGTCATTTGTATGATCAAAATTAACTTGGAGATCCGGAGCGTGGACTGTGTCAACCCAGAAATCGTGATCCGGATTGAGAGTTACCTTGGCCAAGAAGTTCCAGAACAATCCAGCTGCATTACGAGAGGTAGATGCATATTTCTGCTCAATAACTTTCTTGTGTGCATATTTGGGAGATATCAACTTACCTGTACCAGGGGTGTAGACAGAAGAAATAGTTCCAGTAGAACTACTATCAGCACCGGTGGCTGTCGATGATGAACTAAATGTACCCTGAACACCTTGCAAATAAACTCTTCTACCAACCTGGTAAATTACGTTTCCAGATGCTGCACCAGCCGTAACAGTTTCTCCAACAGTAAAAGTATCTGTTCCACTTACTGTAATTCTTGCGTCTGGTGGACCAATATAAACGTTAGAGCTATTAGCGGGTTTATAATCAAGATTAATATTTGCAATGCTGAAAGGAGGTCGCATTTCTCCTCTAACTTTATCGATAGAAATTTTGTAATCAGGATTCAAAACATTACCAATATTATGACCTGAGAAGCTATCCACTATAGCTCCGTTTTTAAATCTATCAATACCAGTGTTTGCAGCAAACTTAAGATTAGCAGCCTCATTCTCCAGGAATGATAATCTAGTAAAATATTCGACCCTATCAAGTCTGTCTCTTATTTTACCAATATCAGCCATTGTATATCTTTCTGTCCTAGCTGGAGACAGCGTACACGCTTGGTCAAAACGGTTATATTGCTGAGCAACACGTGTCGATAAAGAAGGATAAGGAGCTATGTCTAGCTTAGCCAATACTAAATGATCATCAGGTGGCTCGGGATATTGAGGTGCAATGCTTGATGCTCCTGAAGTGACTTTCAATGCGCCCTTAGCAGACAACGACACGACATCTCGACGTGGCAAATAGTAATCTAAATCTGCTGTTAATGTTTCATTAGGCGCAAGATATCTCAAACCGTTGGCAACAGTGGAAATTGTTGTAGACGTTGCAGGGTTGACAGACGCAGAACCAACAGCTGTTGTATTTGTAGCTGTATCTGCAATTCTTGGTCTGATATCTATCATGTTTCTAAGATCGTATGTTAGACCAGTTGTCTTAGATCTATACAGAGGTATTTCTTGAGTTGAAATAGCAGTTGTATTAGCAACGTTCGTGTCATCTATTGGATAAGAGTCAACACTAAAATATCCTATGCCTTGAGATGTATCGTGTGTAAAGTAGTTTAGTTTAACAAGATAGACGTCACCAGCCGAAGCAGTTTTATTTGGTGCTAACTTTAGACTACCATGCTTGTACATGTTGTCTGTTTGTCCATCGTCAAGCAAAAAGTCTGATGTTACATCAACACCTTCTGTTGCTGTTGTAAACGTTGTATTACCAGTATTTTTTCTTACTGACAGAATCTTGTGAACATCTGAAAGACCAAGGTTCCATGGCCCAGTGGTATTTGCTGTACCATCGGATTGATTTACAGTGATCTGTACATAACGTCCGGAATTGTACGCTTTAGTAATCTCTCGGCCATCAACTTTGCTAAGCTCTGCAACCACTGTTGCTGATACTGTAGCACCCAAAGTTTCCTGGATATCGAAAGTAGCAGATGTTTGTGATGTTGCGTTGATTTGTCTATCAGATCCGTCACCACCTACACCGGCCATGTCGATAACATGACCTGGATAGAATTTTTTAGTTATAGCTTGAGTAGTGTAAGTACCTGAAGCATTTTCTATCGTGTTGATTGTTGTTGACGCAACGCTTGACACAGTCATGGTCTGTGATGAAATAACAATCTTATCTCCAACGTTGAATTTAGTATCAGCATTGGTAAGACCTGTAATTGTGTTAGCTCCCGAATTTATAGATCCGGTATCAACCGTGCCTGAGCTTGCAGCTGTTCCATTGAGAACTACGTGAAAATTAGTAGTTGCAATAGTGTCGCTGGCTACACCAGAAAAAGTATATCGCTCATCAGCTGAACCAGTGGCTATACTGAATGTACCGTCTGTAGCAATAGTTACATCGAAGTTTTTGATAAACTTAAAATTAGTATCTACATTACCACCAGTGTCTCGCAATGTTTTTACATCAGAAACTGGCAGCGGGAACAATGCTTTGTTGAAATCGGTTTCCGATATTGAGGCAACACCGCTAGTTGTTATGATATCAGCAACAGCATTTGCTTGTGAGTCACTAGAGTTATCAACGTGAATGCTCCTTGCAGTCGTAAACGGACCACCTGTCATGTTAATATCGTACAGGTATAGTTTATATCTTGCACTAGCAGAACCTTTAGTTCCGGAAACATGTTCGACAGCTCTAACTCGAGCTGTACCAATCTCTACGCCAGCTAATGAAGTGTCGCTTGAGAACGTATCGTTAGATATTGTGTTGCTAAACTGATTCCGTATAGAAACAGTTTTGTGTGTATTAACATCCCACACACCAGCTACTTCGTGAACAGTAATATAGTTTCCGTAGTTAGGTGTTACATTTACTTGTTCTAGCGATTCTGTGTCTGTAGCTTTTGCAATGTTGACAGGAATCGAGGCAAGAGTCTCAATTTCATTACCTTTCACATATGCTCGACCTGGTTCCATATCAACAACAAGTTTTGTAGCTACACCGCCATTAGCTGCTGTATACTTTCCAAAGTTATTTGCCTGATTAAGATGCTCGTTCAATCTTATCGACATACCTTGAACAATAAAACTGCCTGATGTGTCATAATGACGTCTTGCTACCGTTTCATTGACAATTGAATAATCAGGCTTGGGGGTATTCTTTACCGGAATACCACCTCTAATTTCAACGAGTTTTACAAAGTTTGAACTTGTGTTCCCTGTAATCGGGTACTTAGTCAACGTTGCAGTAAGTTTTAATCGATTAGCACCCGGTGCAGTATAATTGTACGAACCGTTTGCAGGATCAAGCAAAGTATCGTCAGACGTATAATCTACAATAGACTCTGTTACGTTGTAACCTACAAAATAAGAACCGCTTCTTGAATACTTGCTAAGCACAATTGACTGTTCAGGAACACGTACAAAGTGATCCTTAGCAAAAATAATACCTTCTGAGAATGTTATTCTAGAACCGTAACCGGTGCTTGAACCCGATGAGATTACATTGGCAGAATAACCACCAGTAGTTGAATTGATTACTTCGCTAGAAGTAAACACCACGTTTCCGCTAGTGTTAGCTCCACCGGTGTCAATATATTTAACAAACAACGTTTTGTAGTTAGGATCAGCAGCTTCAGATCCATCTGCAGAATCCAATACAACAGCTAGAACGTTTGATGTAGCTCCACGAACCTGTAAATCTTCAAAGTTAGCAGCTACGACAAGTGATGTGTTTGCACTTCTATCTCTTAGTCTAACGAAAGAAACAGACTCAATCTTATAATCACATCCTTTTATTACTGAACCTTCATTGTATATGCTTTCAGCAAATCTGTCAATTTGATTTTGAAGAATGCTTTGTGTTTGAGTCAGCTCACGACCCTGAACAGCTAAACCAGGACGATAAAGCACCCGATGATAATTTTTAGTCTCATCGAAATCGTCATAGTACGGATCAACATTAAGATTAGTTGATAGTGTAACTGTATTTGTATTGGCCGCCATCTGTTATACCGTTAAAATCTCATTGTTAGTTTAATATCTTCAACCTGATCTGGAGAACGTGCTGAAGGAGTTCTGTGTTCTGTATACAGAACATCACCAGAATAAAGCTGCAATTCGCCTGTTGTTATACCGTTTACATTTGCTGTAACAGAACTGGTATTTCCTGTTACAGTTTCTAAATTAGCAAATGAACCGTTGACATCTGTTATTTTAATAAATCCTTTTGTACTAGTGGAGTTTGTGTTAGAGAATGAAACTACACGTCCAATTGCTCCCGAAATCCCACCAGTTACCATCTCGTCTTGGCTATATATGCCACCTGTAATACCTGTCAATGTCAAAGTTGTTGTTTGATCATAAGCAGACGTATTTGCTGAATTGCCATTTGCTTCGAGTGGATTCTTTATTAATCCTAATATTCTAAAATCATTGTTTGATGGAAAATTATTTGCTTCTGTTC